GTCAACGACGGAGTGCCGGTAGTGGGCGGAGCATACGGATTAATTAAGCCCCCTCCTTCTCTTGGAGCAAAAGGATTAAAAAGATTGTCTAAAAGATCATCTAATGCTGACATGCGCGTTACCCGTAATATTGCATTGGTTTAATACTGGTGTTTTCATCTTCCCAATAATCTGAAGCTAGTTGAACAAAGTTACCTTGCCTGTATCGCATTAACGCTTGTGTGGTACTGTCCACTAAATCGTCATGTTCGCCATTAGGAAACGCCGCACACTCTTCTATAACTTCTTCTGCCCATGATTCATCAGGAGCCCAGATCATCCCGCTCTCAAAAAGCGGAGAAACACTAAACACTCTTGACACTTTGTCGTTTCCTCGACTAGGGGTAAAGTTTACCACAGGAATGCCCATGTTTCGTAGTTCATGCGTCAAGGGCAAACCACTCGCTTTAGCCTCAATAATGACCGTTTCAGGCTCCCAAAATTTATACATTTCCAAAGCCATGCTTTTAAGCTCTGGAAAATCCCAACGACCCTTCTTAGAGTCTAATAAAATCAAATTCGCTACTGATCCCTCGTCAGGGTAAAAAACACCCCACGTAGTAATCGCACTGTAGTCCGCCCTAGTGCTTTTAGAAAACGCCGTATCATAGCTTTGGATAATGTACTGAAGCTGCGGGACCGTGGGCTTGTCCCAAATCTGCCACCACTCTCGTTTAATGATCGCAGTCTCATCGCCCGTTGGGTTCTGCTGGTACTGCGCATTCCACTTCGGGCCCGGAATGGACGCTTTAACCGCCTGCATTTCCTCAAATGACCAGAATTCTGGCCAAAGAGGCTCCCCCGACGGCATCTCCATTGGAAATTCTATAACTTCCCACTTATCCGCTAGCGCATCTCGACCCTGCGCCCGAATCAATTGCCCCGTCAAATCTTTATCAGACCAGCGCGTCATCACCACAATAATGGCTCCGCCCGGCTGTAAACGCTGTCGAGGACCACCCGTATACCAATCCCACGCATCATCAAAGCCATTCAACGACATCGCCGTCTGCTCCGAGTGCGGATCGTCGATAATAATCAAATCACCACCACGGCCCGCCAAGTTTGAACCAACCCCCACGCCGTAGTACATCCCTCCACGGGCCGTGTCCCACCGACCAGAGGCCTTGGAATCCGCCGACAGAGCAGCGTCCGGGAACATTTCAAGGTAATCCTCGCGCTCCAGAAGGTTCTTTACCTTTCGGCCAAAGTTAACCGCAAGCTCCGTGGTGTGCGTTGCCTGAATAATCTTCATTGCGGGCTTCTGCCCAATCATCCACGCGGGGAACAAGAAGCTGGCAAATTCTGACTTGGTGTGGCGCGGAGGCATATTGATGATCAGGCGCTTTAATTCGCCCTTGGCCACCCGCTCAAGCTTCTCGGCCATGATCTTATGGTGTCGCCCTGCAATGAACTCGGGCCACATAGATTTAACAAAACTAAGAAAGTTATCTTGGCAGGCTTCGACCTTTTCGATCTGAGCCAAACGGTACTGAAGCTTCAAAAACTTCTCTTCTAACTCTTCGTCAGACCCTAGTTCAATCGGCATATAAGATGGCTCTTTAATTACTTGACGATATTAAAGCATATACGATGCCGTAGGTTTGAAAATTTTTACAAAATTTTTGGCCCCATGTGACTTCTACGGCTGGTTTTTTTCTTTATCTGGCCACAAATGACCTTTTCTTCTGGGCTTACCCTTTTTTATCGGGTTTTTGTTCCACGTGGAACATCGATATGGTTTATCTACTGTGTTGTTCGTAAGAAACATGCAGCTTGACCCATGCTACGCAACGCCGGGCGGCGGCGAGCGAATCGGGGGCTCCGGGGCGCGTTCCGAACCCAGCTTTGACGCGCCTAAACACTGGGTCCCACGGGTCCCTTGCCTAACTGACGTAAACATACATTTAAGGAAGTGACACGCATAGTGCCAATTGGATAAACCCTCTCAAAACGTCATGACAAAAGCAACGCGGACCCCGGCGCCCGGTGCCCGGAACCCGGCCCAGTGCCCCCGGTGCGATTCGCTGGGTGCAGGGGGCGCGGCCCCCGGCCCGCGTGTTACGGGTTGCGGCGCTTGCTTAAAGTAGATTCTAGGGGGCGTTTTTCGAGTCTCTCCCGCCGACCGGGCGGAGAGCCGCGTAAACACTGGGGGGCAGATATGCGACCAGGGCGGATCGGCAGCTTGAATGCCCCCCGTGCCAAAAAGCAAAAACTGACGGCGGCGGCGCGGTAATGGCACGGGACGTGCCAATTGGAGAATCCCTCCCAGATCGGGCACAAAAAACCCCGCACGGGGCGGGGTTCGGGTACTGGGTCGGCAGCAGGTCAGATTCGTTCGGGTCCGGTCCCCCAGCACTGCGGGCACTTCCGGCGATCCTCTCGGGGAATGCGGCGGGCGTGGTTGTTCCCCAGCATGGGAGCGCCGCACCGCGTCTCGGATGCGCTGGTATCGGCAAGATGCCACTGCCCCAGCGCCTTCACCCAATCGAACAGATCGCAGTCGTGCGAAGCGCCTCGGTTGTGAATTGCCCCCCTCATGACTCGGCCCCCTCGGGATCGGTGCGGGGCCGCAGTTCGCCGTTTTGGAATTCGGCGGCGATCATCAGGGCGGAAAGCTTCGCGCTCGCTTCGGAGCCCGTCACGCTTTCATCGGCGGGGGTGGCGGAAAGGCCGCCCGTGATATCGCAAACGCGCCACGCGCTCCACTGCTCCCGATCAAGCGGGTATATATTGCACTTCACCGGCTTGTCATCTTCCCCAGCGTGTCGCCATTCGTCGCGCCCCCAATCGCACCAACTGGCCCATTGCTCGGCCAGTTCGTCAGCGTCCGCGATCCATTCAAAAAATGAAAGCCGCGTCTCTTCGCGCAGGTGCGCATTGCTTAAAGCTTCGCGGAGAGAATCCCCCGCGCCCCAACAGTGATTATCTGCCACCACGATATATTCAATTTCCATAGCAAGGTTCCCAAAGTGTCACCGCAACATTGCGGCCCGCTCAGGGTATCGCATACGCCAGACAAAAAAAAGCCCGCTCGGGGCGGGCTATTGGTTCGGCAGCGGGCGGGTTAATCGAACCGCGCAACCTTGGCGGTCTCGCTTCCACGCTCGCGGATCGCCGTGATTCCGCACTCATAAACGAAACACTCGAACGCCTGCCCGCCCATGGTCACCGCGTAGGCAAACCGGACCAGCGGCGACATGTCGGGGTCTTCCGCATATTGGGACCGGTAAACCCCGTCCGCGTCTAGATCGCCCCCTAGTGGGAATTCAAAACCGCCGAACTGGTAAACGCGGTCCATTGCATCCGCTATGGCGTCGATATTTACGCCGTCGGGGTTTTCAGTTTCGGCAGTAATGCAGGCCTCCGCGAAAAAGTCGGGAATGATTCCGCAAGCTTCCAAAAGGTGGGCGGGTTGGGCGCGGTTCAAATCCGCGTCACCGGCAGGGTTCAGCACCCGATCAAGTATCAACTCGGAGGGGCGGACAACTAGCGTTTTTGTTTCCATTTTTGAAACTCCCAAAGTGCGCGGCAACATTGCCGCCCGACATTTATCGCATATCACGCGGACCCGATCAAGTCGGGGTTATCAATCACAAAGCCGGAGCGATCACGGGCCGCCGATCCTTTCGGGGTCAGCGCCACAATTTGCCCCGTCGAAAATGCATTGGCGATATCGTCGCGATCCCCATCGATAACAGGCCGCCCCAAAAACATACGGGGGAACCCGCCCCGGAACACTACCGCCACGGGGGCATTGGTTCGGAATGCTCGCCGGTTCTGGTTTCGGTACTGGGGCCGCCCGCTATAGCTGAAAATTAGCCGGTAATTTTCTGGGGTCTTTTCTAAACGGGTGACGCATTTGGTGTAATCCACAAAAAGCAGGTCGGGGAAAGCTTGCGGAATGCCAAGCTTCGTCCAATCGATGTCCGATAGAACATTAAGCCGGACCGCGCCCCGCTCGCCGGACCGGTTGCACGTTCGCTGAAAATTCAGCAGCTCCCTGCTCAATTGCTCGACAAACCCCGCCCGATCCCCGTGGAAAAATTCGGCCTTCCCCTGCCGCGAATCGCGCACACTGGTGAACCGTCCGCGCCCCTGCTCCGCTAAACAGTCCGCCATACATCCGGCGGCCTTCGATCCCGGACATAAAACAGGGTCCGGGTAAAGCGATAGCCCAGCATATCGGAACGGGGCCGCCGCGCCGGTCTTTTTCAGTTTGGTATTACCCCCTCGGGTGTCTAATAGCTTCACTGATTACTCTCCCAAAGTATCGCCGCCAATCGCGGCCTGATCACTATCGCATACCGTGCGGGCAAAAAAAAGCCCGCCGGATGGCGGGCTATCGGATCGGGTGCGGGCTATCCCGCCATTGAAATAGTGATCGGCTCACTGGTGGCGCGGGACCGCTCGGTGACAATCCGCAATTTTAAGGCGCGGACCGCAACGTGAATAAATCGCTCTAGGTCATCAATTTCCCAGCCGCCGCCGTGAATCAGGTCAGCGATTTTTTCCGCGTTTAAATCGGGCTCGCATTCTTCGCGGATGTAACGATCCAATTCGGCCCATTCCTCCCGGAGGTTATCCGGGGCGATTCCATTTTCGTCCAAAAGAACACCCGCGTCCCATGTGCATAGGGAAATTTCAGATGCCTCAATTTCAAAGTTGAGAATCTCCAAGTTTATCGTCGCCATAATATTTTCTCCCAAAGTTTGCCGCAACATTGCGACCGCCAGACTATCGCATATATTTCAAGCAAAAAAAAGCCCCGCCGAAACGGGGCCCACTTTGGGAAGTGGAGGTTATGCGGCCATCGCCACGCGTTGCCAATCGGAGCGGGGCAGATCCAATACGCGCCCGCCCAGTTTCTGCCAATCGTCAACATTGTCTGCTTCCGCCTGATGAGCGACCGCCGTGACCGCGTTCACCATGGTGGCGCGGGTTACCGGCTGACCGGCATAGCCGGACTGACCAATAGTGGCGAGCAAGCCGTCCATTAAACAGGCCGTGTCTTTTTTCGTGAGCGCCAGCACCTTGCCCATGGCCTCGACGGCAGACTGCGGCGAGCCCTCGACTTTATCGTCATGAGCCGCTTTCATTTTTTCCAGCACTTCATCGAACGCCTCGCGACTAGCATACGCTCTCGTGACATCCCGCATTTGAAGCGCCAGCGCATGGTTATCCGCATCCTTTGCTTCATCCGTCAGCAGGCCCCAAGTATCGGCATCGCCCCGCGCCCCAGTAATGTGAGATTTGCGAGTCCGCTTTTCGGTCTGCATCCCGTTCAAACAGGCCAGCGTCCAGAACATTTGGAACACGTTCACGCTACCGCAACCGACTTCGCTGTTAGACATTCCAATGCCCAGCGCCATGATGTCGCCAACCGCCGCGCCTTCCCCCGTGATCACTTCAGACTTGAGCCGCAAGTACAAACGCTTGTCAGTCACCTGACCGTTCACCACTTTCCACTGGGCATCGCTTTCCAGCAATTCGGGCAGTGCAGACTGCAACAGGTGAACGTTATCGAACGTTTTAAATTTGTCGCTGACAAATGCGCGGGCAGTGCCTGCGCGGTCAGAGTGCTGGAATGAACGGATCATTCTGACGGCGGGCTCTTTTTGCCAAATAGCGTTAATCAATCCATCGAACTCGGAGGAGTAATCCTGCTGTAACCGGCGGGCAGTCCGAACGTCGATACCGGCCCGTTGGCTGATCTGATCAAACGCCACATCATTAGCGGAGAGAATCTGAGTCGGTGCCCCGCCAGACTGTTCCATTATGATTTGGCTGACCTTACTGCCATCGCCCCGATCCCCGGTCATGAGTTGAAGCTGATTAGTCGGTGCCAGAAAGTCCTGCGATCTGGCGGCCTGATCCTGTACCTGTTGAAGCAGGCGAGTCAGGGTGTTGTCTGAATTTTCAATCGTATGTTGCATGGTGTATCTCCCAAAGTAAGCGGCGGATTGCCGAACCCGAACTATCGCATACCAACAGTGGGGCGGCAAGTCCTCTTTTTAAAATTTCAATCGGGCAATCCTTCGCTGGATTTTAGTGTCCAGCAAGCCTCGCCGTCATATTCGCGGATATCCACGATTTCCATTTGGTCGCATCCGGGTTCATACCAATCGTCATGCACCCGTTCGTCGGCTCCAATGCTGGCGTTATACATATCAATGACGCGCTGATTAAAAACACGCTCGGCAATCTTTATCGCTTCTTCTTCCGATGACGCCAAAATGTCGATTTTCGTATCCATCGAAACCCAACCGTGAACCTGATAGTGATCTCGCATTTCAATCGCAGGCCACAACTCAACGTCCGCCAGTGCCGCCGCGACTTCGTCGGATCGGCTGTCCGGCTGTTCGTCTTCACTCGCCCCGCAGAGGGGGCACTCAAATTTTGATTGGTCCGCACCCAAGCTTTGTTTGGGCCGAATGTAATTAGTCTTGCATTCGCAATCCCAATAATCGGGGTTGGTCACGGTGGCAGGGTCCTGCCCATATTCTAATGTTGTCATGTTTACTCTCCCAAAGTAACGCGGAGGATTCCGCAGGGGGAGCGTATCGCATATGCGGGGCAAAAAAAACCCCGCCGGAGCGGGGTCAGTGCGCAACGCTGTCCACGATGGCGCAGGCGTCGAGTAATTCTTTATCGGGCAAAGAATCTATCAACTGCTGAATGGCGGCCCGCAAAACTTCCGCAGGAACATCATGGGGGTCTGACAAGCCGCACTCTATTTCAAAACAAAAATCATAAACGTGGGTAATCATGGGTTACGCGCCAGTAGGCTATTAATCCTTTCACCCTCTTCAGTAATCGGCGCAGGCCGCCCGACATAGTCATCATACAACCAGACAAAATGACCTCTCGGGTCCATGCCCTTTTCCGTGCAGGCATCCACCCAGCCCTGCGGCAGGGCATGGTCATAAGTCATTCCAGAATATCGCTGTTCCGCAGCTTCGCCTCTAGTCATTTTTACTCTCCCAATATCTTCAGGCACCATTGCCTCTTCTAAGTGTATGCGATGTGTCGCTTACAGGGCAAGTCTTTTAAAGAAGGCGGACCAATCCACAGGGGCAGGGAAAAAGGCCGTGGGTTCAGAGTCCAACCCCTCTAAGCGCAGGTCTATCACGCAGTCGCCACGGTACAGGGACACCCCCGCAGAATGCTTAACCGCGATCCAACAACTGCCGTGGGCGTGTTTGGTAGCAAACGCAACCTGATGGGGGGAGATCTGGACAGAATTGTTTTGCGTGGTCTTCAACTCCACCAGATGCCACTTGCCCTCACTGTCCAAAATTAAAACGTCAGGCACCCCCTGCGTGGCACGAGACTCCAATCGCGTGGCGCTCCAATCGGGGCGGTGTGTTTTCATGGCCTGTTTCATGGCCTGCCAAAAGCTGGCCTCGCGGGGTCGCTTTGCTTTGACCGGGGTGTCCAGAATGTCAGCCATGTTTATTTGAATCTTTTTTTACGAAGCTCCCAAGCTTGTCGCTCTAAGGGGTGAGAGAAATGCGGCTCAACCCATTTTTCGTTTATGCCGCTACGACCAGACTTCCTCCGGTCCCACTCGTCTTTGCCGTACCACCACTGCCCAAAAAATTCAATCAGAAACATCTACTACTTGCTCTCCCAAACGTTCTCTGGCTTTTGTTCTATTACCAGCATCCTCTACTCCCGCATCATGTGTCAAGGGGGCATAGACCTGCTTCAACTCGTCTAAAGCCTTAATCACTTCTTCCTTGCTCATCTGCTCAATCGTGCCGTGCCGGATCTCCGTCTTATTAACGTAGATGTCCCCCTGCGCCTGACCCCGGCGATACTCCGCCTGTACTGCGGCAGAATACGCGCCGCTGTCCAACGCAGCATCCCGGATAACTTGAAGATCCCGAAGGTGGCGCTGGTATTCCACGCCGTACTTTTGATCAAGCTCTTGCCGATACTCCCGGATCGCCCGACAAACGTGCGGGCTGATCTTGGGGTTGGTTAGTTCAGAGGCTCGGACATGGGCAGAGCGTTCTGGATAGCCCGCGTTAATCGCCGCTTCTCGCATGGTTATCTGTCCATCTTTTGACACCAGTTCCCGTACAAAAAGCTCTTGCTTTCGAGTCAGGCGCTTTTCGGCCAGCGGAGGTCGGTTGCGTTTCTGGCGCTTGGCTTCAGGAAGGGATGCCGCCTTGGTGTCCAGCACCTTGGCATAGCGGCTTTTCTGCTTAGTCATTCAAGACCTCGTATGTGAGTAAGTCAGCATAACCATACCTTAATTTGCCCTTCCTTATAGTGTTTTCTAGAGAAATAAAAATAAATATTTTTCAAAACTGAAAAACCTCAATAGCAATAGCTTGATTAACAAGCTTGGAGAATAGTGGTGTATACCCACGTTACCTACGTGTTACGACAAAACCCAGCGTTTATGCGGCTTTCAGGCCAAGGTAACGCGGTAACGCCGGTAACGCCTATTTTTAATTTATTTTTTTATTTTTTTATTTCTCTGGGAAACACTATATAGATAGCGTAATTAAGACCCGTGGTCCGTGAAGCGTGGCCAGAAATGACCTATTCACGAACCACGGGTCATGGTCAAAGGATCAAGAGGAATAGTACGCCGAGGACGACGAGTATTCCGGCTACGGCGATAGCCGCAGCGACGAGCAGTTCACCTATTCGGTCACTCACCTGTCGCGTCCTTGGTCTTTTGTTGTTTTACGAGGAGCTGTATGTCCTCTGGGAGGTTGTCGAGGTCAAGGATGCGGTAGCCAGCAGAGCTATAGCAGTCCACGCGGCCATCGTCCCTGAGAACCAAAGTGCTGTTCATGACTTCCACTTTGTCCTTCATGCGCCCTCCGGGATTTTGCCGATGGAGAAGACGCTGATGTCGTCTATTTGAGCGATGAGGTTTGCGAGTTCCTGTTTATGCTTTTTGGGGGACTTGCTTTTGTGGATAGACATGGAGCATTTTTCGGTAATGTCGTGAAAGATTTCATCCCGGCTGAATCCTAGATGGAGCAGCTTGACGATGCGGTCTTGAGGTTTGCCGTACTGCGCTTCCGCTTCAGTCAGCGGTACGTCGCTGGTAGTTTCTGGTTTCATGATTAAATCCCAAAGTAGTTAAATTAAGGTTCCATGTGGAACACCCCGGAGCATCGCATACATTGGGGTCAGGGTCAATCAGACGACTATGACTTGCCCCATTTCTCCATTAATATTTTGCGTACCTTTTTGCGTTGTCTTTCAAGATGCGGAGATCCTCCCGCGTTTGTTGGAGGGTGGCCCACATCGCCACGTTGGAGATGATTGATATTGCTAGCAGTAGCTGAACAGTTTCCATTTTCGCACCTTTCGCATAATCCGTTTTTGATGGGGACGCCGGGTTTGTTGCAAACGTAGCAGTGGCGCATTAGTGCAGATGCTTCTTTTCAAATCCCACATAAGCGTCCATAAGAAAATCGGTGTAGATGACGTAGCCCATTTGACACAACTTAAAGACAAAGTCTTCGTCGGTGGTGGCGTAAGTCAAATCTTCCATAATTTTAAATTCTTCTGATGCAGGAATTTGTTGATTCCGCCTTTCTAAAAGAGTCATCACATGTTCACGAAAGCCGTCATTATCTTCAAAAGACTTGGCAGCTTCTACTCTGTCCGCTTTTCGGGAGATGCGCATGTTTGGTTTGAATTTCATGGTTATTTTTTCTCTCTGTTGGTAAGCTAAAGATCAATAAAAAACACTCTATCGCATACACGGGTTACGTACAAGATGAACACCAAACTTTATTTAGTTGAATGGCGGGATGCTTGCGGGGGAACGAAAGAAGGTTGGAGGCCGCTGGAGGATCTGAAGCAGATTCGTGAAGCGACGGTATTTTCCTGCGGAGCGGTTATTCACATAGATGACGAACGCTTAATTGTTTGCCCGCACATCATCCCCGACGAACATGGAAATGTGTCTGAAGGAGATGCGGAGATTGCTATTCCTATGGGCTGGGTCATAAGCATTACGGAACTTGAACCGTGAACCGTGATCCGGGGGGCGAGTGGGAAGACGCGTTAGAAGAGGCGGACAATTACGTGGAAGAAGATCCGCTGGCGGAGGTTGGTGAGGAGTCGATGTCGTTTTACGAGCGACGATTCAAGTTAATAGAAGAGGCGGCTAAAAAAATTCGCAAGAAGAATTAATTTTTTCGCATAGTTTCTGAAATGATGCTAGACCAAAAATAAAGATCAAAGTCGTCCATGTTGGATTTAAGTTTGTTGGCGCGGTCACAGACTAATCGAACGTTATTTACTTCGTACCCTAAATTGGGGTTTATCCGGTCTATTGAAATATTGGTTCCTCTTCTCACTCCGCTGTTACCGTGCTGTCCTTCGCTTCCCCATGTCATGGGAAGGCCGCTTAGGCAGCAAAGTCCCTTTTGTTTTTGGAACAGGTCAATAAAAAAAGAGTCATCAACTTCTTTTGACACGGAGAGGGCGCGAGTAAATGCTCGTCTTTTCATGTCTCTTACTCTAGCTTTAATGTAATTGACATGATTTTTATGGACGCTGTCGGAATTTTTCTTTGAATCACAAACAGAACAGAAAGCCAGTTTTCGGCGATACCGGACTAATTTTCCGTCATTGATAAATCGGTTTGGGTAATCGGTTAATTTCTTTTCTACACCACAGTCATGGCACACATACTTCTTCAACCGCCTGCCCCTACATGCGATTAAGGGACCCTTATACTAAAGTCATAATTAATAAAAGCAACCCTATGATTAAATAGTCCTTCCAATCGGGCTTGGGGCTAGATTCTTTATCCATCTTCTTGCTCCTTTAAACGGTAGTAAATAACGTGTGCGCCGCAATCCGAGCAACTCAGGTTGCTGGACATGTCGAAGAACTCTTCCTCTTCTGATATATCGTGGTCTCCACCCCAGATTAGGCGGCCCCTACAGTACCAACACACATCCCCAGATTGAACCGGGGGCCGTGAAACGTCGCGCAAACTCATTCTTCAGTAGACTCCACTTTGTACCAGTTTGAACAGGGGTCCGTGGCCCGTGACTTGTGCAACGTGCAAAACCATTTGCGCTTACCAACTGGTTTGCTGTGTTTACATGTTCGGCATTCGACGGACAATGGGAGAGATACTTCCCCCTTTGGCCAACAATGCGGACGGTAGTTGCAATATCGGCAGTTCCAGTTTCTAGGATCGCTAGAGATCTTTTTTGCTGATCCGTCACGAACCACGGACATAACTTTGTAAATTAGGGAAACATAATCGTTGTGGTTGTAGGGCACATGTTCTGCATGATAGGTCGAGTTGTTTTTGTTGTACGCGACAAGCCACGCTGCTTTGGCGGTAGACAAGCCCATCAACAACTGCATTTGGTAGTAATAAATTGGGTGACTTTTATGTATTCCTAAATTTTTAAAATTAATCCATTTTTTATCATTCATGGATTTTATTTCTAATACTTCCAGAATAGGTTTTTCTTTATCAAAAGCAATAATTCCGTCCGAATGACCCCGGAGGTGCCCCCCGAAGGCGGTGTATTCCCACTGTTCTTTTGTTCTTGGATCGACCTCGTAGACGAAGGCCCCACTTTTTTTTAAATCCCTAACAACAATTTCTTCAACTATATGCCCCATTTCAAAAATTCGCTGCACTGCGGCAGGGATTTTCTTTTGCGGGTAACCTCGTAGGCTAAACTGGAGAAAAGCGTGGCAAGGGTGGCCGACGTTACTTGCACCTATGTAACAACGACGCTCCGCCTCGAAATCTTTTTCTGTCCCAAGGTCAATGGCTTTAATTAGGTCCATGTTAAAATTGATCCGTGAGCCGTGAAGTATGGCTATATACGATAATATACGTTGAGGTTTAATGCAAATGATTGGCCCCGAAGGTTTTGATGAAGCTATCCTTGGAATTGGAACGGTTTACACAAAAAATGGCCAAAAAGAAGTATTGGTTTACGACGTACAAAAAATGATAAAAATCGTGGTGGACGACAGTATCGACATGACATGGGACGAAGCCAAAGAATTTGTGGAGTTTAATATCTTAGGTATTTATTTGGGAGAAACAGGGCCTTGCTTCTTGCAAGCTGCGGTAAATCATTTGCCGCCCGGAGATGAAGATACCATCCACTAATAAAAAAACCCCCCATTGCGGGGGGCGGATCGGGTTCAATTAAACTCACTTTGGGAGAAAAGTTTTGTGAACCCTAAAACGTTTGAAAAGACGGAGTCTCTGCAATACCGTCAAAGCGAAGTATACCAATCGGGCTTTATCACCTCAAGAATTTCTTTAGTGGCTTCGGCTTCCGGGACTACAGACAAATCGGCCTGAATTGCCATAGTTCGATGGAACCGGTTTGCCATTTGATGTGCTGCTTGCACGGCCAGTTGGGCATCCTGAGAATCTACTCCATGGTGCCATTTACTAGCTCCAGAATAAGACGGTCCAAGTACCAGCGGGCCTTCCGCAGGTCCTCTACGGGCTCTTTTTTTATCTCGTATCGCCATACGTACTTTTGAATGTTCCCTTTGAGATACCCCTGAAAAGCTTCCGGGGACATGCTGGCCTTGATGCAGTCAATGCACTCGACATCACCTTGGTTGTAATGCGAAGGGCAGCTTACGTTGTCAAAGTTTTTTGGCATTTTTTTCTCGTTCCGCATCAACTTTTGCTTTGAGAAATTCGTGCCAAATGTGCAACTTATCGAAGTCAGACCTGTTTACCTTGCCTTCTTCGTAACCCTTCTCTAATTTTTTTAAGGCCTTATCAAACTCGGCCTGCATCGTGCTAAACGTCATATCGAATAACTTTTTGAAGTTAAAGATTCCCCGCCAGATTCTTTTTTAAACTCAGAAACTTGCTCGGCAACGTATTCTTGATCCCGCCCAGAAAGATTTTCTTGCTTCCAAGATTCAACAATATAACGAAGTTGACCGCTAATGGTTCGGCCTTCTACCCTAGCGATCACTACAATTTCTTCATACACGTCGCGTGGAAGCAGTACAGACTTCCATTTTGTTGTGTCCATGGGATATCTCCTACAAAAGTATGGGAAAGTATAAGGCTGTTTTATCCACTAATCAAGCTCTTCGCACTCTCCCCAACTAGGGCCTAAATCTACATCGCATTTATTTGGAACCTGCAAAGGAACCGCCTGCTCCATCTTTTTTGCTAATTCTCGGGCTTCCTCAACGCTTTCCACTGAGAAAGCAAGCTCATCATGCACCTGAAGCATAGGGACGCTCCCTGCGGCACAAACATCAACCATCGCCTGCTTGGTCATGTCCGCAGCCGAGGCCTGTATAAGTCGGTTGAGAGCTTTGTAGGTGTATGCGCGTTTAAGCCGTGTGGTGGGCCCGTGAGTCGCGATGGCTTCCTCACGAGGTAGCGCCTTGTGCATGGCAAAGCTGTCCGGCTCCCACATGTCAAATCGGCACTTTCTTCCGCGCAAAGATCGCAGACTTCCAGAAGACCGTGGGTCGTCAAGCTTATTCTGTACGCCCCGCATCAGGCCTTTTACGAAGGGAACCTTGTTGTGATATTGCTTGGTCAGCGCCTTTGCTTCTTCCACACTAAGATCAAGTTGATCAGATAGTTTATTGACGCCCATGCCGTACATCATGCCGAGGTTGATAACCTTGGCCTGCTTTCGCGGGATGCCTGCCATCTCGCTCACCATGCTGTGAAAGTCCATGTTGGGGTCATTGCGGTAGCCGTCTACAAAATCCTCTACTCCGGGCATCGGCATGTTCTTGTAGTCGCCGTAGTTCTTAGCGAAGTGAACCAAGATCCGTGGCTCTTGTTGCGAGAAGTCAATCGCCGCCCACTGCTGACCTTCTTCT